GTAATGGATTAGTTAATGATGATATCTCATCTATGAGTACAAGTCAAATCTGTATGATTAGTATGATCTTATCATTCGCAATCTTATCTAACTCTTCAACAGATTATAATATCTTGAAGTTAGATGAAATTGATGGTGGTCTTGATACAGAGAACCGTATTCAATTCATCGGTTTATTAAAGCAACTTATCACCATGGTTGGATGTGAGCAATGTTTCCTTATTAGTCATAATATGGAATATGATGCTGATACTACAGTGATTGATATGGCTGCTCGTCCAGTATTAGTTAGATAATATTATCGAGGAATATGTAATGAAAACAAGAATAAAATTTGAGGGGGATACCTTGGTAGGATTCCCCAAAGATAAAACAGTTAATCTTATAGTATTATACTCTGGTGGATTTGATTCTACTGCTATTTTGAATATGGCACTTAACGCTGCTAGTTATAAAGAAAATAAGATTAATACTATATATGCTTTAAATGTATCTAGTGATTTTTTAGATGATGGTAAACTTAAACTAGAGCAGAAGTATACTAAGAAGTTTATAAGTCACCTAAATAAAAAATATAAAGGTAAATCTAATATTAAGCTTATTAGATTCTCTCATACAATACCAGATCTGGTATCATATAATTATATGATTAACTCATATGATTTAATCTTTACAAGTGCAATTAATACAATAGTGCCTTTTATTGGAGGAGCTGATATTAATATCGTACTAGGAGGATCTCTTGATACAGATTCAAGAGGATGCCATATACCGTATTATAAAGAAATGGTAGAATCTTATAATAAACCATTCAATTCTATTGAAACTTGGATGGAATTTCCATTAATAGAAAATACTAAAGCTCAAATTCTTGCATACATTGTTGAAAATAATTTATATAAATTCTGTACTTGCTGCGAAAAGCCAGATAGTAAAATTATATGCAATAGTTGTAAAGAGCATGCATTAGGATTATTTAGCTTATTAATGGATTATAGAACTGGTAACTATCATTTAAGTGATAAGAATGCAACCTTTATCGAATCAAAATTAGATAAAATTTTAGGTGAAATAGACGATTAATGGAGGTCCTATTATGTATGATTTCGCAAGTGCGTATATACTAGCTCAAGCTTTAGAGATTATTGCATCTATTGCAGCAATTGGTTTAATTGTAGCTATGATTATTCAAGATTAATAAAAGAAGGACTAGTCTCTCGTAGACTAGTCCATTTTCTTTTTTTGTAAATCTTTAATACTATAGCTATATATTATTAAGGTGATATGATATATAGTTTATAATTAATTAAGGAGGAAATATATCATGAAAGAAACAATCATTTTCACAGTAGCAGCGATCTTGAGTGGTTTGGCAGGTCACTATCTTGATGTAACCTACCAATATAGCCTTGGAGTAATATTCCCAATTGCAGCATGCTATACTATTACTGCTATCGCAGGATTGATGGCATTTGGATGCCTATTCGACTTAGTAGCAAATCCAAAACCACGTCGTCGCAAAGTAAGAAAGACTAGAGCCTAAAAACTCTAGTCTTTTATTTTTTTTAATTTTTTTGTAGGTTATATATTATAAAGGTGATTTATAGTTTATATATTTTCCACAAGGAGGAAACAAGAAATGAAAACTGAAGTATTTGTATTAATGGCAAGTGTAGTCATCATATTCATGAATGTGATCGGAATGTATCCAAGTGTATTAAATATCATGGATGGTTATAATTTGAAAGTATCGTATGGTATGCTTATTATCAATATCACTTTGATTATCCTAGCTATCATACAAGCTTATTTTGTTATTCATATTAGAAATAACAAGTAATCTGACAATATAATAGGAGGTATAGTTATAATATGAGTAAGAGAGATAAATGCTCATTAAAGTTATTATTAATGACTATTATATTTGCATTGATCGCAGATCAATCACTTCGATATACTGATATTATATTTTCATTTATATCTGCTATAGCTATTGTGTCAGCAGCTATATCAGTATTCTTATTATGCTGGCAAATGTATCATAGTAGAAGGTAGTATAATGATTTTCGTTACTAGCTTTATAGGGATATTAGCAGCACCTTGGGTGTTGCTAATTCCTTTATTTTTATTTGAAGGTCTCATTGGAAGACATGTAGAAATGACTACAGACCTTATTGAGATTTTTATTTTTTATGATCTAGCAATGGGTACATTCTTATTGCTTAGATATATTATGGATAAGATTGGAGGAAAACGATGATACCAACTGACAGATTAACTAAGTATGATTATTATTATCTTAGTATTGCCAATAAGATATTGAGTGAAGGTGAGATGCGAGATAACCGTACTGGTATTAAAGCTATCTCATTGCCTCATGTGTGTATTACTATTGATTTAGAAGAAGATGGATTTCCTATCTTAGCTTCTAAATTTGTTGGATTCAAAACAGCTATTAAAGAGCTATTATGGATCTGGCAAATGCAGTCTAATGATGTCCGTAAACTCCAAGATATGAATGTACATATCTGGGATGAATGGATGTTAGAAGATGGTACTATTGGTAAAGCTTATGGATATCAATTAGCTAAGTATAAGCAAGTTGATAATCTTATTAAGACTATTAAAGAAGACCCAACTTCTAGACGCATGATTACTACTCTCTGGAACATAGAAGATTTACCAGAAATGGCTCTTCAACCATGTGCTTTTCAAACACTATGGAATATAAATAAAGGTCATCTTAATTGTATGCTTACTATTAGAAGCAATGATTGGTTCTTAGGTAATCCATTTAATGTAGCACAATATGCTGCTTTAGTTTATATGATCGCTCAAGTAACTAATTACAAACCAGGTAGGCTTACTGTATGTATCAATGATGCTCATATATATGAAAATCATATCCCACAAATACAAGAGCAATTTGGATTAGTGGATATGAATGAAATGTTTGATGCATTTATAACTAATAGATTATGTAAACCTAAGTTAGTTTTAAATGAAGATATTAAGGATTTTTACGACTTCACTATTGATGATATTAAATTAGATGGATATATTCCAGGACCAAAGATCAAAGCTGAAGTCGCAGTATAGGGGTTTTAAATATGGGAAGATTATGTACATTATCCGCTGTTGTTACAATGGATAACTATAACTGTATATCTGATTGCAATAATGAAAAGATAATGGAGATTCCAGAGTTTGAGAATAAAGTGAGACAACAAACTTTAGGATGTACTATTATTATGGGGCGTAAAACATGGGAGAGAACAACTCCTCTTAATAATAGAACTTATATTATTTTATCAACTAATAAGGATTATAAACCTAAGACAAGTCCATATTATAAAGTATTTGTAACAAATAGATTTCTAGAAGTATTCTATATACTTAATAAAACTAATGTCAAGACTGCATATGTTTATGGTGGCAAATCTATTTATAATAGACTTAATAAATTTATATCTAACTTTATTATTTGTAAGATTAGACATAGACTTCATGGTAATAATAGATTTATTAATCCATTGCCTAATAAGAAATATATGCTTGTAGAAAGTAAGCTTTATACTCATACAACTAAGAATGGAGCTGAATATAGATGGTCTTTAGAAAAGTATGTTAAACGTACTTCTAACGATAAGATACTTCCATCAGTAGCTCATATGTTTAATAAAAAATAATATATTCATATATTATTAACGTGATATCAATGTATGATATCAGTTATACAGGGTATGATCTAAAGAAGATCATATAAGGTTATTTAATATTATAGGAGGTTCTCATGATGAACACAACAAAAATGAACAAAGTTATTTTATCTGCAGCAGTATTAGCTGCAATTACTGGTACTGCATTGGCTGGTGGTGTAAACAATACTATCACAGGTCAATTTGGTGCTGATGCCGTAGGCACCCAAAATACTGTTACAGGAAGTTCCGCATTTACAGCTGGTTACAATAATAATGTATCTGGTAATAATGCGGTTTCTTATGGTGTTAGTAATAAAGCAACAGGAATTAATTCCATTGCTGGCGGTGAATACAGCTATGCAAAAGGACGCAATAGTGTAGCTATTGGTTCCTCTGCTCAAGCATTACAAGACAATAACTTCGCTATTGGTTCTCAAGCAAGAGCTAATGGTGAAGATGCGTTAGCATTCGGTAACGGTGCTTATTCAGAAAACCAAGCTACTGTAGCTGTAGGCAAATCTACAAGAGCCAAAGGGTTAATGGGTACAGCAGTAGGTTATGGTACTAGTGCCACTGCTGATTATACAACAGCTGTTGGTTATCAAAACGCAGTTACTGGTCAACAATCTAGTGCCATCGGTGTAAATAATGAGACTACTGGTCAATTTGCTTCTGCTGTAGGTACTAATAATGAAACTAATGGTAGTTATGCTTTTGCTGCAGGTTTCAAATCTAAAGCAATTGCTGATAATTCTATTGCTGTAGGTAACCAAGCAGAATCTTCTGGTGATCATGGTTTAGCTATTGGTACTATTGCAAATGCAACAGCTACCGATGCGGTTGCAGTTGGTCATAGTGCAAATGCCACTGGTAAATATTCTGTAGCTATCGGATCTGGTAATAAAGCTGAAGGTGAAGCTGCAGTAAATATTGGTAGCAATAATCATGGTGCATATGACCATGCTACAATTGTTGGTAGTGAAAACAATATCGCATATAGCGATCATATGGTTGATCCATATGGTGATGTAGTTGTAGGTACTAAGAATAATATGCAAGATAGCTATTTTAGTATTGCTGTAGGTAATAATAATGCTTTGAGCAATGCAGATAATTCTGTAGCTATTGGCAATAATACATCTGTAAGTGTAGCAGAATCTGTAGCTATTGGTCATGAAGCTAAAGCTGATACTGTAGTTGGTACATCTTCTGCAAGTATTGGTGGTACTACATACAACTTTGCTGGTAGTACTCCAGTAGGAACTGTATCTGTTGGTGATGTTAGTAAAGAACGTACTTTAACAAACGTAGCAGCTGGACGTATTTCTGATACTTCAACTGATGCAGTTAATGGTTCTCAATTACATGCAGTTGCAACTGAAGCTGCTAAACATACTGTAGTTACAGCTGGTAGTAATATCAACGTAACTTCTGGTGCAGCAACAAATGGCGGTACTAAATATACTGTAGCTTTGAGCAATGACTTAAGTGTTAACAGTGCAGCATTTGGTGCTAACTCAGATCTAATTCATAATATTATTGATAAAAATGGTGTAGCCGTATTCAATGGTGATGTAGATACTCACTATAATGCTAATGGTGTATCTATTGAAGATCGTAATACATTGGATAATGCTCAATATGATCTAAATGGTATGGTAGCAGATTCTAATGGTAAACGTGTAGAATTTACTACAACTAATATCACTGCAGGTGGTCAACAAATTCATGGCGTAGTTGCTGGTACAGCTGGTACTGATGCGGTTAATATGAATCAATTGACTTCTGCTTTGAATCAAGTTAATGGTAATAATAATGCTTTGAGCAATATGGTTAAATCTAACCAACAAGAAGCTCGTAAAGGTATTGCTGGTACTGCAGCATTAGCTGGTTTACATCCATTAGATTTTGACCCAGATCATAAATTAGACGTTATGGCTGGTTATGGTCATTTCCATGGTACAAATGCCGGTGCTGTAGGTATCGCTTACCGTCCAAACGAAGATCTTATGTTTACAGTTGGTACTACATTTGGTAGTGACAATGTAATCAATGCAGGTGTATCCTACAAAGTAGGAGCTAAATCTGAAGTATCTCGTTCCAAAGTTGCATTGATTAAAGACCTAGATGAAGCTAAGAAAGAAATTGCTCAACTTAAAGCTGACAATGAAAAAATCAAAGCTATCTTAGAAAAAGTTCTAGGTGAACAAGCAGCTGATTTAAAATAATTAGATTAAGAATACTTAAGAGATAGAGTCTTAGCACTCTATCTCTTATTTATTTTTTAGGAGGGTAACATGGAAACTTTTAACACTATGTATTTTGGAGCATTTGAGAAATTTGAATGTGTAATAGAAGAATTTCTAGATGAAGCTCCAGAAATGGATTGTAGCTATTCTTTAGAAGGTGATAAATATGGTGATGTTAAGTTCGATATTACTAGATCTGAAAATAAGATTGACTTTACTATCAACGATATTAAATTCAAGTTTATTGAAGATAGAGTAGTATTCATGAATGCATATGAAGCATTCAGAAATCGTCCATATATCTTATATATGATGGTTAAGCTATTCCATCAATTATATCTTGATAATAATACTGAACTCTTTAAAGATAAGAAAGATAAAGTATTAGATGTACTTGATGCATTCTTACTCTTAGAAGGCTGGTTTGAAGACCCTAGAATTGAGAAAGCTGAAAATGATGAATATGAAGCTGAATCTAATAGAATCGCTCAAGAGAATAAAGAATTCTGGGATGAATATGAGAAGTTCAACCCTAATGACATTTAAGGAGAAGTATGATGAGAGAACTTATTATTTGTCTATGTTTACTTGGTTGCTTTAGTGTAGCTAATGCTAACAATATAGAGCAACCTAAAGAAGTTAAGATCGTTCATAATGACGATAGTGTTATTCTTCATAAGAAGATCTATCAATTAGAAAAACGTATTGAACGATTAGAAGAGTTATTAAAGAAAGAAGGTAAATAATATGAACTTCAAATATATAAGAAACTTCTTTGATACTGATGAAAGATTTAGTTATATGCATGACTTACTTGAAAATAAAATGGATGTACATATTGCAAATGGTCAAAGCTTTATAATCATACAAGAAAAATATAGTTTATTTAAAGCAATCTATTCTTTACCTGATAATCCATTTCTTAAGGTTAGTTTCAATATTAGTGATGAAGAATCTTTCAGAGATGCTATTGAAATTATATATAAATCAGCAACTATATCAGATGATCAATCTAAAGAAGATAAAATGGCAGAAATAAATCATATTATATCAGATTATAATTCCATAACTGATTTTAGTAATCAACCTAAAGATATAGTTAAGTATCCTAGAGGAGGAAATACTATGTATAAACAAACAGTGAATAAAAGCTTTGATTTCTTAAATGACTACAAAGTAGTTAAATTAGCTGAACGAGCTATTAATGATAACTTTGCTGAATTAGCTAATGATTTCATTAAGTACTCTAATAGTGAAGAAAATACTGGAACTATCTTATCATGCGGTAATTCTAAAGTATTATTTTCTGCAACTAAATTCAATAGAAAGATTACTATTGAATTTGGTAGAGATGGTGAAGAACCATTCCGCTATGTTTATACTAATAACGGTATTAATCTACTAAATAACTATGATCCTATGGCATTAATTACCATTGGTAATCTTATTGAATCTGCAGTAGATGCATGGTTAGAAAATGATAAAAATAGAATGAATATTGAAGATTTAAACGAACGTTTATTAAGTGTAGTAGATAATATTAAGACCATGATTGGCTTGATCAATACTACTATTGGAAAGTATAATGCATAATACAAATAAGTAAATGTGTTGGTAGGAGTAGGGATTTAATCCCTACTCCTTCCTGCTTTTCCTTTTTTGTAATAGTGGATATATATACTTGTATATTATTAAGGTGATATGATGATTAGTTTATGTATTTAGCCGCATGGCAAGAAAGGAAATCATCATGAATAAATTAAATTTCTATAAAGAAGTACATGAAACTCTTGGAATGATCGAAGGTATCTTAAATAAATTCCATGAAGACATGAAAGAAAAAGAAATGAACAGTGTGATTATCACGATTTATAATAATCACTTTACTGTAAATTGTGGATTGTATTTATTTGAGTCTAATGATGTTTTAGACTTATTTGAAAATGATTCTATTGAACTTAAGATCAATTCAATTTTAGGTGCTTTAGGCATCACAAACAAATACGATCACATGAATTGGGATTTGTATTTAGTTGCATTAAAGTTGGGATTTGAAAAAATCTACAACTTATCAAAAGAAGAAGTAGAGTAGAGGATTAACCTCTACTCTTCTCTTTTATTTTTTTCTTTTTTATTAATAATTAGATTCAACTAACTTAACCATTCCACCCTCAATGGTAGCTAATGGGAAGTTCATATTTAAGTTAGAATTACGAGCTACACCAGTTTGGAAGTTTAAATTCATATCTTCTAATAAGAATGGATCAGGTAAACTCATATTGGTAATTTGTTCACCAGTCTTAATATTCATACAACGGAACTCTCTAGATTCTGTTTTTGGATCGAATACCACTACAGTCTTAATATCTGGATTGTGTTCCATAATCATACGATTTTGTTCTGGAGTAAACAATTCATCATTAGTCATCATAGGTTGATAGATATCCATACCACCTTGTTGTTGAACCATCAATGGTACATCTCCACTTTCTAATCTAGGTGGAATAAAACCAGTTTCAAGTTGTTGTCTTGGAGTATTAATGATATTTTCATATAGACCCATGATAGCTGCTTCATCACTACCACTATTTTCAAGTTTAAGTTCTTTAGTACGTTTAAGTTCCATATCATGACATTTAGAGATAACAGAGTTAAGCTCTTTAATAGCAGATAGTTTAGTACTAGATAGAGATGAAATAGTTGCAGAGATATCAGTTAGATATTGATATTTACCACGCATCTTAGATAGACGAATATCATTAAACTCTTGCTTTAATTCTCCTTGAAGTCCATCGATTTGACCAATCATGATTTTGATCAAATCATTAGTTTCTTCATACGAATCAATATAAGCCTTATTGGTTACGATCTCTTCAGCATCGCCACCTACATTGATTTCATCGTTATCTTTATTTTTTCTTGGTCGACCACGTTTACGTGGTTTGATCAAAGTACTTTCATCAATAGGAGTATTCTCCACTACAATTTTTTTACCTTGACCAGTAGCAAATTTATTAAATACAGAAGAGCCACTAAAGTTTGGTTTAGGACTATTAGTCACTTTAGGTTCTTCTACAGTAATATTACCTTCGGTAATAGCTTCAGTATATTGCATAATATTCCCTCCTTTTATGGGTTTATTTTAAAGTTCTATGCATATATTCTTATATTGCCTAAAAACGTCGAATTATTAAAAATTAAACTCCCAGTTACATTAAAGTAGGTATAAATACGAAGGAGGATTTTAAATATGGCTAACATTTTAAACATATTTAATCAGTTTCCAAAGAACTATGACTTAACAATTTTGCAAACATTCTTTGCAAAACCTTTTAAACAAGAGAACGGTAAATGGACTAAACCATCTTTGAGTTTAGTTGCTAAAGATAATAATACAGGTAAGAAACACGTATGTGAAATTGAAGATCCAGAATATATTTGGTTCTTAGCTAAAGATCCAGATAAGTTAACTCATCATTATGACTTCTTACCTAAAGATGAAGTAGAAGCTATTCAATGTCCTAATAGAGAATTAGAGAAATGTATAGCTCAAGCAACTGGTAATATGAAATTCTTTACAAACAATATTGCCAATGGTGAATATAGAGAGAATGCTAAGTTACATACTTTGAATCAAGTATTCTTCTCTGACCAAAATATTGAAGACCATTATAGATTCTGGTTCAATAGATTATTTAAGAATGAAATCCATTCTGTAAGAAAAGCATATCTGGATATCGAAGTTGATATCTCTGATATTGTAGGTGATTTCCCAGAACCAGGTGAAGCTCCAGTTAATGTAGTAACTTATATTAATGATGGTGTAATCAATACATATATTCTTAGAGATCCTAAGAATCCATTAGTGCAAGAGTTTGAAAACCAAGTAGCTAGTGGAGAGATTGAAAGAGACTTAAGAAAGTTAATTGAATTTGCTATTGGTGATGAAGCAAGACAACGTAAGTTTAATATCTTTGGATATAACTTTAACGTGAAGTTCTTTGACCAAGAAATACAATTACTAGGTTCCTTATTTAGACAAATCAATACAGAAGAACCTGACTTCTTAATGGCTTGGAATATGGCGTTCGATATTCCATATTTGATTCAACGTATTCGTAATCTTGGATATCGTCCAGAAAGTATCATGTGTCATCCAGACTTTAAGTTGAATCCTAAAGCTGAATACTTCATTGATACTCGTATGGAAAACAACTATGCAGAACGTGGTGATTATGCATACATCTCAGCATATACAGTATACTTAGACCAAATGATTCAATTTGCATCTCGTCGTAAAGGGCAATCTGCATTTGCATCATTTAAGTTGAATGATATTGGTGCTCAAATCTGTGGTGTACAAAAGTTGAACTATCATCATATCACTACAGACTTGGCTAAGTTACCATTCTTAGACTTCAAAACATTTGTATTCTATAATATAGTCGACGTATTAGTCCAAGTATGTATTGAAGAATCTACAGATGATATTGGATATATCTATAACTCCAGTGTATTGAATAATACTCGATTCTCTAAAGTACATAGACAAACAATCTATCTAAGAAATAAACAAATAGATTTTTATTTCAATCTGGGACTTGTTGTAGGTAATAATATCAATAAGACTAGAGAAAAACCATCAGAGAAGTTTGATGGTGCTTTCGTAGCTGACCCAAACTTAGTTAATGATTCAGTTAAGTTAAAGATTAATGGCATTCCAGTCTTCTTATGTGATAACTTAGTTGACTTTGACTTTAGCTCTCTATATCCAAGTATTAATCGTGAATTCAATTTAAGTTCTCCATCTGAGATTGGTAAGATAGAATTTGAAGATGATAAAGATGCAAGCTCTGCAATCATTGAAGATATAGTAACTCAAGACCATTTGACTATCGGACATAGATGGTTTGGTTTACCTAACTATAGTGAGTTAGTAGATCAAGTATCTACATTATTTGCATCTGGTAGACTATCTACAGAGAATGAATTCAAAGTATATAATAAAGGCGAGTTAGTTAAACCTATAGCAGTTGAATATAATGAATGTATACCAGCTTTAACTAGATTTGGTAGCATGAATATGAATGCAATCTATGGTGAAAAACAAATGCCAGGAGGATTATAATGGTTATACATTTCCCATTAAGCCAATCTGATATTGAAAGCTTACTTTCTATAAGTAAGCTTTTGAAATGTGATAAGATTCTATATGATAGAAACTATGTAAATCCAATCATTGGTGTAGGACCAGAGAAATCATACTTCCAGACTACAAGTTATATGGTTGATCTAAGTCCTCATATTAATAATCTATTGGTTAATATATCTGACTTAAAGAATCTTGGTAAGATTACTCAACTAGAGCCATCTAAAGATAATCCAGAGATAGCTATTCATAAACCAGTTGTATCTGTATTCAATTGGGATGCTGAATATGTTAAAGCTTGTATGAATAGCCTAAGAGAATATCAAATAGATGATAATATCATTGCTAGAACTGATGAGTTCCATAATACAGATGATTATAACGAACTTATGGCTGGTAGTGCATCTACTGGAGCATTCAGAATCAATGTAGGTGGATATATGATTGATATCCCCAAATCGGCTATGCCGACATTGAAATCTGATCATGTAGTAGCTACAGTATATAATGCTCCTAATAAAGACTTTAACGTTCTTAGATTTAAGATAACTAAACGTAATGGTATCATTGTTAATCAGTCAATGTTATTCTTACCTTATTAAAAAGTATTTGGCTATAGAGAATCAATCTCTATAGCCAGATTCGTTTATTTAGCATACGGAAAACATTTAAATAATCAAAGGAGGAA